CGCCTGCCTTGTCTCACCGGATCTGGAAGTGCCTGTCCCAGTCTCATCCCATCATGCCTAGCCTGCCGCGTCTTTGTCCCACCTGCCGTGTCCTGCCGGATCTGATCACGCCGTATCTTGCCCGGTCGTACCTCAATTTCAAGCTGCTTGCGAACTGAGCGATTTCACTAAACCCAAAATCGTTTCGATCAACACATCGACTTCATTCGAGAGTCCGAGCGGGAGCGCAATATCGCGCGCCCGCTGCACATGACCGGCCGCGGTCCGCAACGTATAAATTAGTGCCTCGCGCGCTTGTTGCGGATCGCTCCGTAACGCATGGATGGATCGATAGCCCTGATCGCCTGCCGCTTCTGGGTCACGGATATATACCGGACTGCGGATCGTCATCGTCTCATTCGTCACCATGACTTCGACCGAGCCGATCACATCCCGCGCGATCGCCAGCCAATGGGCCATCGCGGCTTTCTTGACGTCCCACGGAAAGATCGCATGGAGCGGGGACCGTTTGTTCTTCGCATCTGCGACCACGATGGAAGGCGTCAATACTCCGCGTTGATCCTCGAGCGTTTTGATGTGCGCGATTTGTCGTTGGGTGAGTTTCATGCCACCCCCTGCAATGAGCGGCTCGAGAGCGTCTCTTGATACCAGCTCAGAAGTTCTGTCGTCTCGTCGTCATAACAGACTGGCGTCTCGAGCGCGGCGATCTGTGCCGCCCGTCCGCCTTCTTTGACGATGCGTTTAAAAATGGCATCCTCCGGTTTCACGATCCGGAATTGCCCATAGTTGCCGGACCCTTTCCCCGGTCGCCAATCGCCGACGCCGATCGTGATACCAGCTGCAGCCAATAAATTGGCCACCGCTTGCACACGAATCAACGGTCGGACGAAGGTCACGCGCACCCGACAGGCCCATTCCTTCAGGGCCGCCCGGCTGCGCACATCAGGAGTTCTGTTCATATCAGCCGACCGAACGATATCCATCTTCAATTTCGGCAGGCCGTAGATCTCGATCATTTCGCCTTCGACGTAGGTCAGGCGGCCGATCTGTGCTTTCTTCGCGCCCGGCATATCGAGCGCCGATTCCCGGAGCGCCCCCTTGAAGGCCGTCGCCAAAATCGCGAGGTAGGTGAGGTGTGATGGATCCTTCAGCGTGTATGCGGAGGCGCGGAATTCTTCGAGCGGATTGTGTTTGAGGGTCGTGGCTTTCTCGATGGCGCTCTTGCGGCCTTTCGGGAGCAAGAGTTCATGCTTCGCTTTTTCGCTCATCCGATTCAGAATGAGTGGGCTCGTGCCGAGAATGCAGCACTCGAGCGTCTGTGTCGTGACTTCCAGGATTTCCGAGATCTCTGTGGATGGCGACGCGGGCGTAGACTTGGATTTAGCCATGCGTGCGGAGTCCTTGGCTCCGTAACGTGGTGAGAGGTTGATCGGCGCACCATACGTCGATCAGCCTCGTTACCTTACTGTACGTGGCAGATTATTTCAACTTCAGATGCAGCAATTCGCGGACGGTGGCCGACACGCTCTGATCCCGTTTCTCGGCGAGGCGAATCAGGCGGTCGTGGTAACTCTGCGAGACCCAGACACTGAGGGTACTGCCCGGTTGGTCGGCTTTGGGCCGTCCGCGGGGGACGGGTGCGGGATCCTGGGGATCGCGGCTCATCGCGGCAACACGAACAACTGAAACGCGGGCGGTTTGTCGACGGTGTGCCGGTTCATCTGATCAATCGCCATGATCAGCGCCGTCACGCCATCAATCCGTTCGGTGCTGATTTTCTTCGACGGTTTGAGATTCCCCATCGCATCGGTTTCGACCGACACGTTACTAACGCACCAGCGCAAGACGGGGTGCCCATCATGACGAAGGGCCTTCGATAGAATCGCTGCCTCGAGGGCCTTCGTCGGCGCCGAGAGCGAATTAAATCCCTGACGCATCGCGGTGCAGGTAAAGCCGTCTTGTTCATAGAGCCGGGTGATGAGATCGGTCGCATTCCACGGGTCGAAGGCGATGCTGTGAATCGAGAATTCCGCCGCCCAGTCCTTGACCGTCTGGCGAATGTAGTCGTAATCCACCACATTTCCAGGTGTGGCCACGAGATGGCCCTGCCGCGCCCATTCGGTATAGGGCACCCGGTCGCGTGTCGAGCGCTCTTTGATGCTCTCCTGCGGCACAAAGAATTGCGCGAGGACGTCGAAGTGGTCATCGTCCGGCGCGACGCCGACGAGCGCGGTCAAGTCTTTGGTCGAGCTTAAGTCGAGGCCGAGAAACATCCGGCGACCTTTGAGACGGCGCCGATACTCGTCGCGCGTCATGCGGCGTCCACCACGGCGCAGGCATCCCAGGCCAGTAAGGGAATCCACCGCGCCGCCGATTCGGTCCACTGATTCAAATACAACTGCCGAAAGGTCATCTCCTGGGCCGGGATCTGTTGGGCCCGCTGACACAGAATCCGCATATCCTCGAGGCTCCGAAAATCCCCTAAAGCCGGGTTGCAGCGCTTCCAAATCCGCTCGTTGGTCCAATCTTCATCCGGCTCGGCTTCATACAAAATCGGGAGGAATGTCGGATCGAGCGAGGGTTGCTCCTTCACTTTTTTCGCGTGGGCGTAGAGTTCCCAGAGAATCGAATGCCGGTCGTAGCCGGCCGTCGAGATGACAATCATCAGTGGTTGTACGCGCCCGCCCTGGCTCGTCACGAGCACATCGTAGAGGTCACGATTCGGCGCACAGTGCAGCTCGTCGTAAATCACGACCGAGGCGTTAAAGCCGTGCTTGCTATAGGCTTCCGCCGAAATCGCCCGGCAAAAACTCCCCGACTTGCGATGGACGATCCGCTTCTGTGACTCGACGATTTCGACCTCGACCTCAAGTTCGGGATCGTTCCGCAGCATCGCCACCATCGCCCCGAAGACCTTCCCGGCCTGATCCCGATCGGCCGCCGCCAGATAGATTTCCCCCTGTTTCGAGTCGAAAATCAGGCAATAGATCGCAATGGCCGCGGCCAACTCCGTCTTGCCATTTTTCCTTGGGAGCATCAACAGACAGGTCCGATACAGCCGAATCCCGTCCTTCCCCGTCTTGAACAGCGGCCGGATGATCTGTTTCTCCTGCCACGGGCGCAGATTGAACGGTTGCCCCGCGAAGTCGCCCGTATGCGTCAGTCTCGAGATGACATCGACCGCGCGCTGTGAGCCACGGTTCGGCGTCATGCTAGGATGACCGTGGCATCTGCGAGCTGGAAATGTCCAGCAGGGAACGCAGGTGAACCGGCTTTCGTGTGTGCCAGCCTGCACTTGAACGTCATCGGGGACGCCTGATGGCTATGCCAGACGCGAAGGACTTCCGGGAATTGACCCGGCCAGATGCCATTTCCGCGATCCCGCGGAGAAAATCGCGTAACTCATATTTCAACGACAACACCTCCGCATCGGACATCTTCCGCGCCTGCGCAAGGGTGTTCGGCGAAACGACCATCGGACCATGCCGCAATAACTTCATGAGCGCACGTCGCGCCTCGATGACTTCGCGCCTCACCTTCCGCCTATTCGCCAGCACATCGATGCCGAGCCGATTCGCCTTCACTTGAGATTGGCCCACTTACTCACCGGCACATCCGCTTTCTTCACCGACAGCCGCGCCCGCCCCGAGGGCGTCATCCCGAAATAGTCGTAATATGGCCGTAATTTCTGCGCCGTCTCGCCCTCAATCCGAATCGCCGGATGGACTTTGACTTGTTGATGTTCATTCCCGGCGCTATCGACCATTGTCGTGTGCAGGAAAATCGAAAACCCCGGCCGGTCCTTCTGCCCCGACGCCGCCTCGGCTGTCGCTTGCAATTCGCACAACCGCGCGAACGCCGGCACATCCGCACACGTCAAGGTGCCCATCTGTAAGCAGACCGGCGCCAACCGATCCCACACCAGCCCCGCACCACCCGATAACTCCCCCGGCTTCACCACCTCACCCGAGGGTCTCGGTTCATCCGGATTCAAACGGTCTCTGCGTGTCACCCCTTGCAACACCTTCAAGGCATTGGGTTTGCGCATCGGACCAGAGTTTTGATTACCCATTTTTTAGACAAATGCTGCGCGTTACTGCCCAGCGGTTTCCCGGCGGTTTGGTTTGCAACACTTAGAGGCCCCCCCTATCGGTCGGTTTCCAATTCCACGGGTCGTGATGCGGACAGGGCCGTTGATTGCCATCGAAGAGACACCACTGTTCTTGATCGGCTCGACTCGATGCTTGATAGACGAG